AACAGTCGCCGCTGTGCCCGCGGGCCCCTGTGGCCCGGTCGCCCCAGTCGCGCCCTGCGTCCCAGCAGCGCCGGTCGCGCCGGTCGCGCCGGTCGGGATTGAAAAATTGAACACCGCCGCAGACGGGGTGCCGACGTTCGTGACTGAAGCGGATGAACCAGCAGCGCCGGTCGTGACAGTTCCGACTGACACAGTCGCCGCTGCGCCAGCAGTGCCCGTGGCCCCGGCCACACCCTGCGGCCCCTGCGCGCCTGTGGCACCCGTGTCACCCTTTACCCCCTGCGGACCAGCAGCGCCCTGCGCGCCGGTCGCCCCCGCTGGCCCCTGCGCGCCGGTCTGACCCGCTGGCCCCTGCGCGCCGGTCAGCCCCGCTGGACCCTGCGGCCCGGTCGGCCCCGCTGGTCCCTGCGGCCCGGTCGGCCCCGCTGGTCCCTGCGGCCCCACTGTACCCGCGCCGCCAGACCCATCCCCGGCTGGCCCCTGTGGGCCGACAGCGATGACCTCCACAATCTGCGGATCGGCAGAGACGGAAACCGTCGCGGACACCGAGGTTGTCGCCGCAGCTACGGATGGCGCGGCGGGCTGCGTCTGGGCGACCGTGATGAGCGTCTCAGCGACCGCCACAGTCGGCGGTGAACTGGCTTCTGGCGTGATCGACGGTGGAGACGTCTGGGTTACGATGACCGCCCTGTCCGACCCGGTCACAGAAACGGACGTCATTGGGTATACCCGATCTGCGTCGACACAGCGCCGCGCAGCCAGTAATCCTTCGTGCCGTCAGGGTTGGTGACCAAGAGATCCCAGCGCCCATCTGACCCGAGCTTGGTGGTGGCTGACGCAGCGAGCGTCAGGGTGAGCTTACCTAGCGCCTGCGCATCCCACGAAACCGCAAGGTCGGCCAACTTGTTGGAGCGGTTGGCCGTCCAGATCTGGGCGGCGACCGTATACCCAGTCATGTTCAGTGCAGCGCCGGTCGAGTCCTTGAGCTGCAAGGACAGCGTGAACGTGGCGTTCTGCTGAACAGTGATGTCGAGTGTTGCGGGAGTGATCACATCACACCTTCGTCATGACAATCACGCCGAGCTGGCCGTCGTCGAGGGATCGAAAAAACCGGACGGTGTAGGACACGCCGCCCACCGTGATCGCATCGCCATACTGGACAGCACCGAACTCGCTCGTCTTCACCATGAGGGTGTAGTCGGTCGAGACGATGTCGCCGTCGTGGAGGAGGTCACCCGGCGCGTCGAAGATCCCAGTTCCGGTCACTGCGCCCCAGACAACAGTCGAGGCGAAGTGAGCGGACTGGAAGAATGGCGAGAGATCGCCGCCGATCATTCTGCGGGCGGATCGACCAGCTCAATCTGAACCGCATACCAGAGGGCGTCCTCTTCGGTCAGATCGAGGATGGTGCCAGCCTCGATGGCGGGGCCACCATCGCGTGGGGCGACGGAGAAACCCTCACGAACCACATACGCGGTGGTCTTCGGCGCATCGGGTGCAGCAGCAGGCGCTGCTTCGGACTTGTTAGCCATATCGCTTGCTCGTTCTGGTGGGTGATGAGGGTGGCCGAAGCCACCCTCATTCCGATTATGCAGCGAGGATGTCGGTGATCGCTGCGAAGGCGGTGGGCTGACGCACGTTCATGTCGACGGTCTGCATCGCGCGGATGTCAATCGCGCCCGAGTTGTAGCCTGCGCCAAACGGGTTGGGCAGCACTTCCAAGCCACCCCACATGCCAACCACGAACTGGGTGAAGTCACCTAGGATCATGGCCGAGCAAACCGAGCCCGAGGAGCCCTTGACGAGGTTGTTCGGGATCTGGTTCGAGCGGGCGACCGGGAAGCCGTTCGCATCAGCATACGTGCCGCGCGTACCGTTGTTGCGGTCGCCGGTCCAAAGCGGCAGGCCGTTCAGATCCTTCAGCTTCTTCATCATCGCGATCACGCGGGCGTTGGTCAGGTAATACAGGTCACCATCCAGCGCGTTGGAGACATCGAGTGCGCGCTCAAGGTCGATCAGCGGGTCGAGGTTGGTGAATGCAGCACCGTTGGTGCCCATCGCCACCGAGCCGATACCCGAGGTGTTCAGGATACCGCGCGGCTGGCCCGAGGTACCCGTGCCGCTGACCGCCGCAGCGTCGATGCCGAGCGCCATCTGCTTGGCGAGATCCGCGCGCACCAGAGCCTCAATACCCGGCGTGGTCTGCTGGAGTGCCAAACGGCTGTACTGCGAACGGGCACCGAGCTGCTTGGGGCTCAGAGTGATCTGGTCGAAGAGGGCTTCGGCCTGCGTGATCGCGGTGCCTTCAGTCACCCAGAAGGTCTGCGTGGCCGAGGTCTGGCGCGGGATCGCAACGTTGCCAACGAGGCCCGACAGCATCGTGATGCCGAGGTCCATGACGGACGACTTGTTGCGCAGGATATCGATGAACGAATCAGCCAGAAGCTGGGTTTCAACGAGGTTACCGCCGGTCGTGGGCGCACCCACGGCGTAGGTGGCGCGCTCGGCGTCCAGACGCAGGTTGGTCGGCATGAAGAAGCCTTCGGTGCTGCGACCAAGTTCGTTCGCCAGAGTGCGGCTGACTTCCAGCTCCAGACCGGCTTCCGCCCAGTCCTTGTGGACCGCCGCGTTGATCGCGCGCACGACGCTGTACTGGCGGGTTTCCTTGTCCGACAGATCGACCACGCCGGTTGCGGGGCCAGCGCCCAGAGCGACCTGACGCGCGCCCATCGACTCGAGAACGGCGGCGCGGGCATCTTCGATGCTGCGGCCACTGTCGATCATCGAGGACAGAACGTCCTTCTGCTCGGGGAACTTGTCAGCGAGCGCGCGGATGCTCGTGATACGGGTACGCTCGGCCTGCGCGGCATCTGCGCGGAGGGCCGCTTCGTCCACCGGGGTGGTGGCGGTTGCAGGCGTGGTCATGGTCGTATTTTCCTCACGGGTTTCAATGGAATCCCCACGGACGGGGACTTCGCGGGCATCGTCGCCACCATCACGGCCAAGCCCCACAGTGGGATCTGCCGGGATGGAGACGAGCGAAACTTCAAGGGGCGTCCAACGGGTGGCGGTGAAGGTCGAGCCGCCAGACTTCTTGCTCTCGACCAGATCGTTGATCCGGTATCCGAACGAGACGTTGCGGATCACACCAGCGCGCACATCGCTGAGGATCTCCTGCGCCTTCTGGCTGGTGCCAAACCGGACGCTGCAGTAGCCGCGCTTGTCAGTGCCGATCCACGCGCGCTCCACCACGCCGATCATGTCGTCGCGGTTGTGGTTCCAGAGAACCGGCGCTGCATCGTTCAGGCGCGCGAGATCCGCGCAGCCGTCGTCATGCGACAGGACTTCGTCGCCAAACCAACGCTCGACGGCCAGCTCAGACGAAAAAGGGAACTCGAAGACGTTTTCGTCGGTGCCGTCCTGCCGAAAGTCAGCAGAATGGCCGCGCGCGAGCGACTTGAGCTTAAGCTTTCGGATATCGGCGTTTTGTTCAGACATGAGAACTCACAAACAAGTGGTCATCACCATGAGTACCAGAGCGAATTGGCTATTAACCCCCCTCGCCAGTCTCTTCGGGCGGGTTATTCCCCGAAGCGACCGCTTCATTAGGATCCGGTGGATCAAGGGGGTTGTTTGACTGTGCTGCACCAGCACCGTCGACCAAACTCGGGTCGGTGTCGAACACCAGATCCAGCTCCTCACAGACATCCAGCTCGCGGCGGCGGGCGGCGGCCAGCTCTTCGAAGTCGCCACCGTTCTGGGCCACAACGTCACTGAGCGTCATGATCCCGCCGCGCACAGCGGACTTGTAGGCCGCGATCTCCTTTGCAGGATCGATCCAGCTCCAGCCGCGTGGCATCCAGCGCGGCGTGGTGAACGCTTCAGGGTCGGTCTCGAAACCAGAGAACGACAGCGCACCAGAGAGAACACCCATCGCGACGAAACGCTCGTGGAGCGGCTGGTGGAGCGTGTCGATCAGCCACGCCTGCAGCTCGCGCCACGTATCGCGGTCGTCCAGCAGGGCAAGGCGGCTGGAGCTGTAGTTCGACTGGCTGTAGTCCTTCGACAGGCTCTCGTAGCTCGCACCGATACCGGCGGCCACGCCGCGCAGCATGTAGCGCATGAACGGGTCGAGCAGGCCACTCGGGCGCGTCGGGTTGTACGCTTGGAACTGCTCGCCGGGAGCGAGGGTCGAGATCTTACCCGGCTCGAACGCCTCGACGCGCTGATCATCGAAGACCTCATCGCCCTCACTGGGTTCAAAGTCGGGATCCGGTGTCGTGATGAAGCCCATCTGGCAGGCGCTGGCGCGGGCTGCGATGACCTCAGCCTCTTCGTATCCAGACATGTGACGCAGGCGCACCAGCGCGCTCGTGAACCACGGCACGGCGCGGGTGACGCCCGAACGCTCGTCCTCGAACCGGGCAACGTGGATCACCTCTTCCGCAGGGATGCGGATGCGCGGCTCGATACCGGCGACCTTGACGTTCTGGTAATCGCCGGGGTGGCGCTGGAAGAAGTGGTAGGCGACAGGGCGGTGCCACTTGTTGACCTCGATCCCCATGCGGATCTCGTTGCCATTGGCGGCGGTGCCGTTGAGGTTCTCGTCGAGGTAGTCCGCTTCCAGCAGCTCGAGCGCCAGCGGCACCTTGGAGCGTCCCATCCGCTGCGTGATCATCCTCACGAAGATCTCGCCGTCGCGCGCCACGGCGCGAACGATGTGGCGCTCGATCTGGCTAAAGCTCATCTTCCCGGCGGTGTGGCAGCTATCAGCGCGCTTCCACTTCCGCCACTCGTCCTCGAGGAGCTGGTTCTGCGGCGAACTGAGAGTGCCCGCGCCGGGGCCACGCTTACCCTTGATCTGGGCCTGCATGTTAATGCCCTGACCAACCACGTTATTTTGGA